TTACGGGGCAATGCCAACCGCTGTCGCCACTTTGTCGCCACTTGGCAATGTAGCTAAGGGATTAAAGCGCAGGGCGGTTTCAAGGTGATCAGGGGCCAGATGGGCATAGCGCATGGTCATTTTGATGTCGTGATGACCGAGAATTTTTTGCAGGGCAAGGATGTTCCCGCCGGACATCATGAAGTGTGCTGCAAACGTATGGCGCAGAACATGTGTAAGCTGTCCGCGCGGAAGCACGATGGAGGTTTTATCCATCACAGATAAAAACTGGAAGTAGCAGTCAGTAAAGAACTTGAAGCCATCTAGAGCAATGATTTCTTCATAAAGCTCTTTGCTGATTGGAATACTGCGGTTCTTTTTTCCTTTGGTCCTGACGAAAGTAATTCGGTACTTAGTGACCTGGGAACGAGTGAGATTCACAGCTTCGCGCCAGCGCGCTCCGGTACTCAGGCAGATTTTAACGACCAAAGCGAGTAGGGCGCTTTGGCGTTGGCAGTCGTACAGAAGCTCTGTGATCTGTTCATGCGTTAGCCAGGCCATTTCCTTTTCGGCAATCGTGAATTTGCGCATGCTTTCCAGCGGGTTTGGTGCTGTCCATTCTCCAAGACGTGCTAGCTCGCTAAATACGCTGCTCAGATAGCTTTGCTCCAGATTGATAGTTACCGGGCTGGCACCTTTCTTCCACTTCTCGCTAAAGTAGATTTCACCTGTCAGGCGTTTATCACGGTAATGCGCGAACAATTTTGAGCTGAGGTCGATTGCGAGAGGGTTTCCGAGCGCATCGACCATAAGGATCAGCTTATCGTACACATGCTCGCCAGCGGTCAGGGATTTGCCGTGCAGTTTGAACCAGAGTTCAACCACGTCCTTCAGAGTCCGGCGGTCTACCGATTCACCCAGCCAAGGCTTGGCCTCCGTTTCATCCATCGTGTGACGTTCAAAAGCTAAGGCTTCTCCTTTGGTGGCAAACTGCTTACGCACACGCCGTCCACTGCGCCCAGCGGGGTAGCATTCACAAATCCATCTTCCTGTGTCGAGTTTTCGTACTGCCATAAAAAAGCCCTCATGTCTGAAGGCTAAATTTAACTGTATGTTTGACCAGTGGTCAATGTATGAATACTTAGTTACGATACATCACCTTCGTTTTGGAAGAAATCCCGAATATCCATTAACCATCCAGGAGTTTGGATATATTCTGACTCTGACATAATTTCAATATAGGTGTTACAAAATTCATATTTTTTACCTGGCGTGTCAAAATATTCAGTAATCTTTTTACGTTCAGTCATATTTAAATCTAAGGCTCCGCCAGAAACAGATGATTGTAAAACTAAGGGGTTTTTCATAAATGAGAATGCTTCCTCACCATTATTATATAATGATCTAAGGGTTTCGATATAAAATTCAGCATCTAATGCTTGCTCGATCTCTGTTGGTGGATAAACACTATCATCAGTGACTTTTGCTAAAATAATCTCATCCATATTTTGGTTGAGTAGTAATCTACGGATTTTAATACTTGGGATAGTATCGGTTGCGTGAAATGCGCTGTATTTATGGTCGGTGTCCAATAAGCAATATACTTTCCCTGAAATCGTTTTTTTACGGTCTTCTAAAGCTAGGATTAAAAGATTGTAGATTTTCTTTACAGCAACTGAACCACCTACGGATAGCACAATCAAATTATCAACACTTTCAAATTCCAAATGTTTAGAAATATATTCTTTATCTGTTTTACCTTCACATATAATCCAGTTATAGCTGTTTTGTGAAGTGATTGAATAAACAATGGATTGGGTTAGGTCATGGTTGCTTTTCATTTCTAAAACATCTAAATAAGAACCATTTGTCTCTGTGGTAAGATTTTTTAATTCATCTTTATAATTAGATAAGTCTAAAGCCTTAATTTGATTTTGTGAAGGTGCTATATAAATGGCAGTTCCAGAACCTGCCACGGGTAAAAAACCATACCAATGTGTCGTGCAAATTGACTGAATTCCAATATTGCTTATTGTTTTGATCTTTTCAAACTGTTGAAAACATGAAGTGGCATGCAATGATAACTCTGGTTCATCTATAGCAAGTATAGTACTTTGTTGCGATTTCTGAGGATTATGTTTTAGGAAGTTAGTTGCAAGATCTAGTAATGCCTTTCTTTTTTCACCAGAACTTAAATTTTGAATGGGTGTATCTTTATTTACACTATCTATGTAATGGAGAATCTTATCACTGAAATAGGATTCGATGATGTTGGCTACCATATGCCTTTGTGTGAATGAATTTTGCCTTTGAGATGGTTTTTTGAATTGATAGCGTCCATCCAGTTTTTTTGAAATTTGCTCAACGAATTCATTAAGGAAACGATTTATTTCAGTTATATCTTTCTTCTTGATTATTTTACTGATTTTTTGTTGAAGGTTTTCGCCTAAGAGAGATTGCAAAAGATTACTTTCAATTTTTGAATATTCTGATACTGTAATTTCTGCAGGTAAGTAAATATAATTATAGATTTCTTTAATATGGTCGAGAGTTCTATATAATGCTATTTGGAAAAAATACTTTCGTTGGTTAGATGTTACTGGTGTTGAGTCCGGAATAAGGCTTTCTAACTCAATATGGTAATCTTCAATTGACTCAAATATAGACATCGTAGGTGTTGGGGTGTCATTTGCCCCTTTCTTAATTGATCCAATTGGAATTAAAAAATATTCGGAGCTAGAATATTTTTCTTCTAACAAAGTCCTGTGAGTCACGAATTTTTCAGCCAATGGTCTTTGTAATAAGTTAAAATCTTCACTTTCAATTTGCCATGTTATATCACTAATAACTTCTAGAGTTTTATAAATTGATGCATTACTTCTGATTTTTTCTTTACGAATAAGAAAAATTGGAACAATGAATGGTTCCCTGGTCAATAATCCTTGGCTACGGGCATCATTGTTTATGTCTAATTTATTAAAGTCATTTTTATTAAGAATCGTATCCAATGCTTGAAGTATTGAGCTTTTACCAACACCATTCTCGCCAATTAACCAAGAAGAACGGGCATTCACTGTTAATGGTATATAATGCTGATTTCTAAAATTTTTGAAGTTCCTTAAAATAACACCAACAATCATTTCTTTTTCCTCAAACTGAATGTATTATTTGCAGGTAAGTATCACCTTACCGATAACTTCGATATCTTCAATATTGCATTCTATTTTACTTGATTTACTTTCTAACATGATTCGATTATTGGGTAGTCTTGCCAATTCCCGAATAGAATATAGACCGTCTATTGAAACCATCCATTTGCCATCATTTACTTCATTAACATCCTGTCGAATTAGATACGTTGAATTCTCATATTCAACTGCACTTATATTCTCAACATTACAAGGAAGCAAAGTTGTATCAAACAAAATATAACCGCTATCAATTAGCTTGCCATCGATAATTTTTGTTTTATTGAGGCTTGCAACTTGAGTTCTCGCATCCAAACGCATTGGACCATCGGATGTTGACAACCAGCGTAGCGATACACCGGTCTCTAACGCACATTGGATTATCCAGTCTGCTGGGAACGTATCTCTCATATAACGATTAGCTAAAGTGCTTTTTGATACCCCAAGATGGTCTGCCAGCGCTTGACGCGTTGTGAAGCCATAAGCTTTGACTAAACGTTCTATCGCAGCTTTCCCACCCTGATTGGGATTTATTTTGATCTCATTTGGGTACTTTGATGTTGACATATCTCTTATGCGATCCTAGTATCAATTTCGTTCCCATTTGGGGACTTGTCACGATTACTACCGGCTCACCACAAGCCAATAGGAGATGTTGCATCATGACCCCTAACATTTCAATCACTCTGAATACGCCGCACGTCACAATCGAACGTTACAGCGAGCTAACCGGACTGCCTGTAGACACCATAAATGACATGCTCGCAGATGGTCGTTTGCCTCGCCACCGCCTGCGTAAAGACAAAAAACGCGAGAAGGTGATGATTAACATCGTCGCGCTGACTGTTGATGCGCTGGCTGATTGCAATATCGCTCTCAGCTAGTTCCATTTTGAGATACATCGGAGTCTCTAGCTATGTTTGACTATCGAGTTTCAAAACATCCGCATTTCCATGACGCCTGTCGCGCTTTTGCTTTACGGCACAACATGGCGAAGTTAGCAGAACGTGCAGGTATGAACGTTCAGACACTGCGCAACAAGTTGAACCCGGAACAGCCGCACCAGCTCACTGCACCGGAAATCTGGCTGCTTACCGATCTCACTGAGGACCCAACTCTGGTTGACGGCTTTCTGGCGCAGATTAACTGCCTGGCGTGTGTCCCTGTGAACGAAGTAGCAAGCGAGAAGATGCCGCATTACGTGCTGAATGCTACAGCAGAGATCGGACGTGTTGCTGCTGGCGCAGTTTCAGTTGAGCCACAAACGACAGCCAGCCGTAGGCAGGTTATCGACAGTATCAACTCTGTTACTCGTTTGATGGCGCTGACGGCTGTTTCTATGCACGCCAGGCTGCAGGCAAGCCCGGCAATGGCAAGCGCGGTGGATACCGTGACGGGCCTGGGCGCTTCATTCGGTTTAATTTGAGGTGCTTATCCTGAGTAACGAACCATCATTTGCATCACTGCTTGTTAAGAAAAGCCCAGAAATGCACTTCGGTCATGGCTGGATTGCAGGAAAAGATGGCAAACGCTGGCACCCGTGCCACTCGCAGGCTGAATTGCTAGCTGACCTGTCAACCATCAAACAGGGGAAACCATGGCTATTGAAGGTGCTGCAACGACTCGCACGATAAGCCTAGGTGAACGCTATGAAGGGTTGAACTACATAGCGGAATTAAGGGCAAAGGTATTTGGAATTAACATTGAGTCAGAGCTTGAGCGGTTTATTAACGAAATGAGCGACCCACGGGACGTAAATAATAAACAGAATAAGCGAGCATTAGCCGCCATATTTTTTATGGCTAACATTCCAGCAGAGCGTCACGGCGTCAAAATTAGTGAGCTGACGACTGACGAAAAGCGGGAGCTGATAAAGGCAATGAACCATTTTCGTGCAGTGGTGAGCTTATTTCCAAAACGGCTAACCATGCCGATTTAAACCAAACCAGAAATTAATGGCGTAAACCCGCCGGGCATTCTTTTGCCCAAATTCAGGAGAATCAGAATGCGAAATATTGAAACATGTACAACCAAAACAGGCCCGGATGATGCCGGGCTTAACCTGCTGTTGACTGAGGCACGCATGGAAGAACGCCGGGGCCGTGCTGATGTATTTGCGGCTCATCTGGAAAAACTGGCGGTGCACATCACCCGCGGCAAACTCAACGGCACTGAAGCTGCAGAACTGCTGCGTAACGCTGCTGAAACTATCCAGAACGAAGCGCAGGAGATCCACTAATGGCTGATTCAATGGACCTCGTACAGCAGCGCGTGGAAGAAGACCTTCAGCGCCACATTAACAATGCCCGCGCTAAAGTACCGGGCGTTGCTCGCTTAATCTGCATTGATTGCGATGCACCGATTCCGCCAGCTCGCAGCCGGGCCATTCCGGGTGTGCAGTGCTGCATCACCTGTCAGGAAATCGCGGAGCTGAAGGGTAGGCACTACAGCAAAGGTGCTTTGTGAGCACACCGTTGATGCCTAAATCAACAGAAGCGAAGGGCGGCCTGATGAGGACCGCCAAGACCTATTCATGGAGCGCTCCAAAGAAAGCGCTAAACCCATACTTTGACCCGGCAGAAGTTGAGCCGGGTTCTGAGCTTTCAAACCTGATCACTCTGTACGCTGCCGACAACGAGCAGGAGCAGCTGCGCCGTGAGGCACTAAGTGATGAGGTCTGGGAGCGTTATTTCTTCAATGAGTCCCGCGATCCTATCCAGCGAGAGATGGAGCAGGACAACCTCATCAGCCGGGCAAAAATGGCTCGTGAGCAGCAGCGCGTTAATCCCGACCTGGTGATTATCGCTGACGTAAGCGCTGAGGCGTCCCACATCAGCAAGCCATTGCTGGAACGCATTAAATACTTTCATGGCCTGGGCCGGGCAAAGGCCTATTCCCGTTACTTGCGCGAAACCATCAGGCCATGCCTTGAACGCCTGGCGCGGGTGCGTGACAGCCAGGTGTCTGCTTCATTCCGGTTCATGGCAAGCCACGACGGTCTGGAGGGACTGCTGGTCCTGCCTCAAATGAGCCAGGACCAGGTAAAACGCCTGTCTACGCTGGTTGCGGCACATATGAGCATGTGTCTGGATGCAGCCTGCGGTGATCTTTTTGTCACGGACGATGTGAAACCAGAAGAAATCCGCCAGGCATGGGAAAGGGTGGCTGCGGAGGCAATGCGGCTGGATGTGATCCCACCTGCGTTTGAGCAGCTGCGCCGAAAGCGCCGACGCCGCAAGCCTGTGCCTTATGACCTCATTCCGGGATCGCTCGCGCGTATGCTTTGCGCGGATTGGTGGTATCGCAAGCTGTGGCAGATGCGCTGCGAGTGGCGAGAGGAGCAACTGCGTGCCGTTTGCCTGGTCAACAAGAAAGCCTCCCCGTATGTCAGCTATGAAGCTGTGATCCATAAACGCGAACAGCGCCGCAAATCACTGGAGTTTTTCAAGTCGCATGAGCTGGTAAACGCCGACGGCGATAAGCTGGATATGGAAGATGTGGTGAACGCCAGCAACAGCAACCCGGCACACCGCCGTAACGAAATGATGGCCTGCGTTAAAGGGCTGGAGCTGATTGCTGAAATGCGCAGTGACTGCGCCGTGTTCTATACCATTACTTGCCCGTCCCGCTTCCACGCCACCCTCAACAACGGCAGACCAAACCCGAAGTGGACCAACGAAACGGTCCGGCAGAGCAGTGATTATCTGGTTGAAACCTTCGCTGCATTCCGCAAGGCCATGCACAAGGCCGGGCTGCGCTGGTATGGCGTCCGGGTTGCAGAGCCACATCATGACGGCACCGTGCACTGGCACCTGCTGTGCTTCATGCGTAAAAAAGACCGCCGCGCCATTACCGCGCTGCTGCGTAAATTTGCTATCCGCAAAGACCGCGAGGAGTTGGGCAAAAATACCGGGCCGCGCTTTAAATCTGAGCTGATCAACCCACGCAAAGGCACGCCGACAAGCTACATCGCCAAATATATCAGCAAGAACATCGACGGGCGCGGGCTGGCTAAAGAAGTCAGCAAGGAAACGGGCAGATCACTGCGTGATAGCGCGGAGCACGTCACCGCCTGGGCGTCACTGCATCGCGTCCAGCAGTTCCGTTTCTTTGGCATTCCGGGCCGCCAGGCTTATCGAGAGCTGCGCCTGCTTGCAGGCCAGGCTGGCAGATCGCAGGGCGATAAAAAAGCAGGCGCACCGGTTCTGGATAATGCCCGTCTTGATGCCGTGCTGGCTGCTGCGGATGCGGGGTGTTTTGCCACCTACATCATGAAGCAGGGCGGCGTGCTTGTTCCCCGCAAACACCATCTTGTCAGAACGGCATACGAGCTTAACGACGAGCCGAGCGCCTACGGCGATCACGGCATCCGTATTTATGGCATCTGGTCCCCGATTATTGAGGGCCGGATTTGCACGCACGTAATCAAGTGGAAAATGGTTCGAAAGGCCGTTGACGTTCAGGAGGCAACAGCCGACCAGGGCGCTTGCGCCCCTTGGACTCGTGGCAATAACTGTCCCCTTGCTGAAAATTTGAACCAACAAGGGAAAGACAAATCAGCTGATGGGGATACCAGAACGGACATTACCCGCATGGATGACAAGGAGTTGCACGAATACCTGCACAGTATGAGCAAAAAAGAGCGCCGGGAACTGGCTGCAAGGTTACGCCTGGTGAAACCGAAACGGCGTAAAGACTACAAACAGCGAATTACAGACCATCAGCGACAGCAGCTCGTCTATGAACTGAAGTCCAGAGGATTTGATGGCAGCGAGAAAGAGGTCGATTTACTCCTTCGCGGCGGCAGTATTCCGTCAGGAGCAGGCCTGCGTATCTTCTATCGGAACCAGCGTTTGCAGGAAGATGATAAGTGGCGGAACCTGTATTAATTACGCGGGTTAACAATTCGTGCTCTTAATAATACCAGGCATTTCAGGCTGATGAACGTAAAAAAACGTTTTACATCAGTAAGATTATTGTATACTGTAAATATAAACAGTGGTTATATATACAGTGTTGCTTTGGTGTCATAGGAGGAAAGATGCAGGACTATTTTTTGGAGTCTTTGAAGCTCCAGCGCATTGATTTTTTTCTTAAGCTTGTAGCGGCTAGTGAGTGTAGTGATGAAGAGAAGGGGCTGGCTCTGCAGTGGGTTTCTGAATTGACTGATGAACTCATGGCAAAAATCAGAACCCACGAATACAACCGCTCAATGGATGTCATCAGCTGAGGTGACCTTTATGCGCATTGAAATAATGATCGATAAAGAGCAGAAGATTAGCCAGTCTACCCTGGACGCCCTTGAATCCGAGCTTTACCGCAATCTGCGCCCCCTGTATCCCAAAACGGTAATTCGCATCCGCAAAGGTAGCTCTAACGGTGTGGAACTGACCGGACTGCAACTGGACGAAGAAAGAAAACAAGTGATGAAGATTATGCAGAAGGTGTGGGAAGACGACAGCTGGCTGCATTAAGAAAAGTTGCTGGCGTCTGAACTTGGTTCTGGCGTCAGCAAGGTTGAACAACGAGTACAGTGAGGCGTTAGGTGTGGCGTTTATTTGATGAGTGAACGCCCGTTCTGCGACAGGTTCGGAGATTAAGGTTGAAACTACGGGCAAAATACCATCTTTTTCCTACTTAATTGAGTCCAGTAACAAGTTACAGTTACTCTCATTGTAGAGAGAACGAGCAATTAGTGTTACCTGCTTTCCATTCATTCCCGGCTTATCCCATAACACAGCTTCTTGCGACGCCACAAATTCAGCATAATCAATTATGCGTTGTTCGTGATCTGGTTCCTCATAGCCAAAGTATGAGAGCGCATCGTTGTAAGCGTGGTAAGCTGCTTTCTGTAATATCTTGATATCGGCTGTAGGTACTTGCTCCGTGTAGCTAGGATCTAATTGTGTGCTACTGCCATAGAATGCACATGAAAGGTAAGATATTGATTTCTGTTGAGCTTTAGTTCCTTTCTCATAGTTTTTAGCTGTTACCGCCTGAACTGGGACGCTAACAAAGCTTGCAACCAGAATTAAAATTAATACGTAAAAGCTTTTCATTTTGACCTCAGCCGAAACGTTAGAGAGACTATCGAAATTTGTAAAACCCGTGGCGATTCAGTTTGAGATCCTCCCCCTTACATGATTTTTAATCAAATATATGCTTTTGTAAGCATACCTGTTAACCGAATTATTTATTTTTAGAGATCTTCCGACATGCTGATTATGCCCGCTGAGGAGTTCACCTTGCGTAAGGTCCGATTCGCTTTACTCGTCTGTGCATGTCTATGCTGCATGAGATTGCATGATCGTTTGAGGATCGTTTTTGCTAAGGCCCGCCAGAACTGGCGGGCTTTTGCGTAGATCATGCACCTGCATGAAAACCACTACATAAAGCGGGCAGGCGTGGCGGGGCTACGAGCGCGCTTTTTCGAAAATCGATGCGACAGTCTGAGGCTTGTCTCTTTTTTGTGCCAAATGGCTTGCAAATTTTTCGTGCATTAGGGTAATTTGACAAGAATCGAAGGATTAAAAAGCAAGGGCAGTTATGCTCTTTGTGAGATTAGGTGCAGGATATGACAGGTAGTGTCCCAGTAGTACTTTCTGAATCAGAGTTAAAGTCCATTTTGACCTTGACGGAACGGTTTGCATGGCCCGTTGCAAGACCAATCATCGCTTCTTTAGGATTGCCAACAGGAAAAGGACGTGAAGCGACAAACGAAAAAATTTTAGAAAGTCTCATTGATATTAAAGGCAAAGATAGACATAAGTTTGATGACATTATTGCAACCATAAATGATCTCGTTTTTGGTCAAGTGGTTTATGGTGAAAAAGCACTCTTTAGCCTTGCTGTTGATAATGCTGTCATTAAAAGCTTAGATCAGAAATTTAGCTTCCATTGGAATTTGATAAACCAACCTGCATCGTTGGTAGATACTATTCTTGATGATGCTCAGTTACAAAGTACGGTAAAAAATAAGCCTGAGCTTGTAAATTATTCTGTTCAAAAAAATCAGTCAATAGTGGTTTTCTCATCAGTAAGAGAATTAGTTGTAAGAGAAAAAATCCCACCTTCTGCTTTGGCTCAGTATAAACAATTCGATGAAATTATTGCCAAGCGAAAAGAAAAACGTCAATGTTTTGATGTTTGTATATTGGACTCTCAATACAATAAAATTCATGTCTTAATTGATACTAATGGTAATATTGTTGGTGATAATGTTACTTTTGCAAAAAGTAATATCATACGAGAGTTGTATAATGAGATTGGTTATGAATTTAAATCTACCGAAAAAGATTTTTATCCTTTAATTGAGCCAATTTTTAAACAAACCACATTACCGTATTCACAATTATCTTATAAGGTTTTTGATCTTTCATTTTTAACATATGAAGGCACTACACATAAAGAAAAGAAAAACGTAGCAACTAAAGATTTACGTGATGATTTATTCAATAAAGAAGGTATCAAAGCGGTAGGTAGTATTGGCCTCTATCGTATTGGGATTAGAGTCGAAAGAAATAATCCTAAACTACAATTAGCGGATAATGTGGAACTTATCATACCGGGAACGTTACGCAGACATTTAGGAGGAAGTGGGTGTTCTCCTGTAAATTATGCTATATTGAGTAAATGTATTTCTAAAGGTGATTTCGAAACTCTAACAAAGCTGATATTATGAGTGGAGTCAGCAATGAAGGATGGTGATATGCCCAACGTCATCAAGGAAATGTGTGCAGAGCGCCCTGAAATAGGGGCGTTAGCTTGCTATTTGTATGATGAAATCGGTGCGCGAGCAAAGAGATCACCTAATATAGCTTTAAGTTATAAAGATTTGATTAATATGGTAAACGATTATAATGGCTCTCTGCATCTTGAGAGCTCCGAGAAAATCATTTACCCCGCCATTCAGATACTCTGTAGCCCTAAAGTGGATTTTTTGCAACTTAACTATTGGTTCATAGATGATTATCATGATCCAGTAGAACTTGAAGTTGAAGAAGTGATTGAAGCCGAAATTAATCAATCATTAGTTAATCCCTTTACAGGCGAGCTGATGGAAGATTATAAATCCTTTGTGTTTCCTTTTTTTACGTTAGATATATCTAAATCTAAGGATATAATCTGATGGAACTAATGCCTGCGCCAATGAGCTTGGCTGAAATAGATAATGATATTTTTTTACGGCGTATAAACGCGTCATTAACGCGAGTGAAATTCGCACTCCAATCATATGATAATTTTAAGCAGTTTGTCAGGATAGAGCTTGATTCCGCTGTTAAGGAAATTGAAGAGAACGCTAATAAAATTAACTTCAATTTAACGGAAGATCAGTTAACTTTAATTTTGTTGGCTAATATAAAAAACAAAGATATGGGTGTTGAAGCATATCATGAGAATAACCAGCGAGGTCATTGTGATATTACAATTAAATTAAACCACTTTATTTGGCATGGGGAGGCTAAAAAACATTCTTCATCTTATAGCTATTTGTTTAAAGGTTATTCACAGCTTACTGAGCGATATAGCACAGGTACCGTGGATAGTGCAAGCGGTGGATTGATTATCTATACGCAAAATAGAAAGTGTAATGAGATGATGACTAAGTGGAAAACTCACTTGAATAAATCAGCGCCTAAAATACACGCATGTAAAACAATAACGATTACGCCATGTCAAAAAAACCCGTTGGTTTTTTACAGTCAGCATATTCATACTGTTAGCCAATTGAATTATGAAGTTATTCATTATCCCGTAAATCTTTACCATAATCCTGTAGATCCAGAGCTTTGAATATTCAATTGCAAATTTATTTAATAAAATAAAGCCTGTATACACAGGCTTTGATATTAAATGCCTAAGTTATAAGCTTCAAATTGGATAATATCTTCGTCAATCCACTCATTAATCTCCAATAGTCTTTTTTGGAGTGGTATCAACTCATTGCGGACAAAAACTCGGCTAGCCTTTTCCACATCACCAAACCCGCCGGTATTCATCGGAATGATCCCCATCAGTTGAGGCGGCACGCGGTGAGCCGCCAGCATGTCATCACGGCTCACATTCTTGATGTTAAGAAACTCATCTTTCGCTGCGACTTCTGACAGCGGGATGATCTGAATACCGTCTTTCTTGCCGTTCGGGCTGTACATAAACAGGTTGCGGAAGTTGCCTGGCCCTTTCGATTTTTTAAGTGCTTCGCGTATGTTGTCCACGTCTTTCTGATCGGCGGCGGGGTCGCTCATGTACATGATGAAACCAGCATGGCTACCGTTGAGGTAATACTTACGGCGAAACAGCGTGGCCGATTCGTTCAGCAGGGCGGAAGGAATGGCGGAGAGGTATTCCGGCATTCCGTAAAGCTCCTGGTTAACGTCAGGTTCCATAAGATGAAACACGCTTCCCTCATCGAACTGATATGGCTGTGAGTTGTGGCCATACTGTGCAAACCAGTAGGTGTCCGGGTCAATGCCGCGGCGGGTGTATTTGGCAAGCGAGGCGCGCAGCTCCATGACCTGGCCCAACCGGTTTATGCGTTTTTCAAGATACGCGTTACCAAATACCAGAAAGTCCTGGGCGAACCGGGAGAAAGCTTGTTTAGACAGCCAGCGGTGAGGGATGAAGGTACTGGTAAGAATATTGCGTTTTACCTGAATGGCGCTGGAGTGATGCACGGCGGCGCGGTAAGTTCGCGCAAGGCCATCCATGCTGATCGGTGGTTCGTACCAGCGGTCTACCTGCACGCACTCCAGATAATCAAATAACTCCCGGCGGTCCATTACTGGGATCGGATCGCCAAACGTAAACGCCTCCGCATGTGCATTACTGACCATGTTGGCCGTATCGGTGGCGGTCTGGCCGCGCGGTGTCTTGCTGCGGTTTTTGCGGTTAGCCATTAAAAAATCTCCACGATGTTGCTGGTACTGGCGGAAGCTCCTGCCAGTGGTTCGTTATAAAGTGCGTGCATGGTTGCCCAGGCTAAATCCGCGTGGCTGGCTTCCTCTGTGCGGGCTGCTTCGTAGGTTGGCCGGTTGCCGCTGGCGGTGGTTGAACGGCGAATGGACATAAAGGACTGCGCTATATCCAGCATCCCCGCGTCAAACTCCAGACGGCGCCCGCTGATGATGTCGTAGGCTTTAAGCACCAGGGCATTTTTTACGGTCGGGTTGTAGACAAACTCACGCGCGGCAGGGAAGAACTGCTTAACCGTTTTGTAAACGCCATCGCCAACGCCGGTCGAGTCAATGCCGATGTAGGTCACGTTGTAGCGTCTGGTGATTTCCTCAATCGCTGAGGCCTGGGCGCGGAAGTCCATCCCGCGCCACTGGTGACGCTCAAGGATACGGAATTTACCGCCGGGGACGACGGGAGGCGCAATGACCACGCAACCGGCGCTGTCACCGTTCTGAGTTCCTTTTGCCGGGTCATAGCCGATCCAGACAGGGTGGTATGCAAACGGACGCAGTAAAAGCGGTTCGAAATCGTCCCACACATCCCAGCTGTCAACCATGCAGGACTGCAGCAAGGCCAGCGGGAACACGGACGCCAGGTCGTCAACAAACTGACACATCAGCAAGTTGTTGTATTCGTCCGGGCTGTACTCCAGGCGCAGCTGGTCCAGGTCGAAAAGGTTACACCCGCCGTTTACGGCATCTTCGATGGTGACTATCTGACGGTACTGGCCGTCAGGACATAAAACGCCGTGCGCCAGGCTACTGTGAGAAAGGTCAAATTCTACCCTGTCGGCTTTCGGGCGCCCTTTATTGAACAGGGCACCAGACCAGAACGGGTAGGCGCTGTGCGTCAGGCTGGAAGGGGTAGAGAAATAGGTCTGACGCCATTTTTTGTGCAGCGCCATACCGGAGGCCACCTTGCGCAGCTCCTGGAATTTCGGTATCCAGAAATACTCATCAAGATACAGATTGCCGTGATAGCTCTGCGCGGTACGGGCATTTGTACCGAGGAAGTAAAGACACGCGCCGTTAGGCAGCACCATCGGATCGCCTTTCAGTTCAACGTCCACCTCTTTTGCAAAGTCGATGATGTACTGTTTAAAAACGTGTGCCTGAGCTTTACTCGCTGACAGAAAGATTTGATTTCTCCCCGTGGTGAGCGCGTCTATCAACGCTTCACGGGCGAAATAGTAAGTTGCACCGATCTGGCGTGACTTTAAGAGGTTGCGAATACGGTGCTTGATGCCAGCATCCCACCAGTGGCGCTGGTACTCGAACATACCGGCACGGAAAATCTCTTCCAGCTTTTCGATCTGTTCGTCGGTAAACAGGTTTTTTTCCGGCGGTTTGCGCGGGCCTTTATTGCGGTTGGCCACGTTGGGGTTCAGGTCTGCTTCATTCCCGCTATTGTTAAATTTGCCGATCCTGGCCTGTCGTTCGGACTGACGCGCCAGCAGGTCAATTTCTTTAAAATCCTTTCCTTCCTTCTGCTCCTTCATGACGAGCTGGCAGTAACGTGCGGCGGTGGTGAGCTGCATCTGATCCAGTGGGCCATATTCGCCCCACTTATCGCGTTTTTTCCAGCTGTGAACGGTTGCAACTTTCTCGCCCAGCATTTCAGCAATGCGGGCTACGCGGTATCCCTGAAAGTACATCAGCATTGCCTGACGACGGGGATCGAGGTCTGCGGGGGTCAGTGTTGTCATGGCACAAACATACGGCCTCAAATCAGCACTTTCCCCGGCTTCGCATTGTGTGGGAGTTCGCACAAGCCCAACGCGTTGTTTACACGCGCCTATCACCGCAAACATAAGGCTCTGAACGTGTTACGAACTAACTAACCGGAGCCGGACCGATGGCAAAAAAATCTAAGCGTTTTCGTATTGGGGTCGAAGGGGCCACCACTGACGGGCGCGTTATTGAACGTGACTGGATCACCCAGATGGCGGCGAGCTATAACCCGCAGGTATACACCGCGCTGATCAATATGGAACACATCAAGGGTTTTACCCCTGATGGGCCTTTCCGTCGTTTTGGCATGGTGGAAAAACTGGAAGCGGAAGAAATCACCGAAGGGGCTTTGTCCGGGAAGATGGCGCTGTATGGCTGGATTGCCCCGACGGACGATCTGGTCACCATGACCGGTAACTGGCAGAAGCTTTTCACCTCAATGGAAGTTAACACCAGCTTTGCCGATACCGGCTCCGCTTATCTGGTTGGTCTGGCGGTTACTGACGATCCGGCAAGCCTCGGCACTGAAATGCTGCAGTTTAGCGCCAGCGCAGAACATAACCCCCTGGCGCGCCGCAAGCTAGACAAAGACAACCTGTTTACCGCTGCTCTTGAAACGCTGATCGAGTTTGAGGACGTGCCGGAAAAAACCAGCCTGTTTACCCGCGTGAAAGAGCTGCTGTCCCGCAAAGGCGCCGATGATAACGCCCGCTTTGCTGATGTGAATCAGGCTGTTGAAACCATCGCGCGTGAGCATCAGACGCTGGCAGAGCAGGTCAGCACCCATCAAACCGATTTCAGCAACAAGCTGAGCGATATGCAGAAGGTTGTTGATGAGACAACCAGCGCACTCTCCACCCTGCGTAAGCAGCTTTCCACTCAGGACAGCCGCAGCGAACGCCGCCCTAATGCGACCGGCAATAACGGCGCAGAACAAACCACCGATTGCTGACGGAGCAAGAGCACAATGAAAAAAGAGACACGTTTTAAATTCAACGGCTATCTGACGCAGCTCGCCAAACTCAACGGCGTATCTGTGATCGATATCACTTCGAAATATACGGCTGAGCCGTCAGTCGCGCAGACGCTGGAAACGAAAATACAGGAGTCTTCCTCGTTCCTGCAGAAAATCAACATTGTCCCGGTTGATGAGCAGTCCGGCGAGCGTCTGGGGCTGGGTATTGGTTCCAGTATTGCCGGAAATACTGATACCACTCAAAAAGACCGTGAACCCGTTGATCCGACTTACATCGACGGTGAAGGGTACAAGTGTACCCAGACTAACTCTGATACGGCGCTGCCTTATGCGAAGCTGGATTTATGGGCCAAATTCCAGGACTTCCAGACGCGCATCCGTGACGCCATCATTACCCGCCAGGCGCTTGACCGCATCATGATCGGCTTCAACGGCGTGAAGCGTGAGAAAACGTCAGACCGCGCGACCTATCCACTGCTGCAGGATGTGAATATCGGCTGGCTGGAGAAAATCCGCCAGGAGAAACCCGTCCAGGTAATGGATAAGATCGTGTCCGAAGGCGAGGTGATTTCTCAGACTATCCGTGTTGGTAAAGGCGGTGATTTCCTGAATCTGGACGCGCTGGTTATGGGCGCCGTGAATGAGAAAATCGCGCCGTGGTATCAGGAAGATACGGAGCTTGTGGTTATCGTCGGGCGCCAGTTACTGGCAGATAAATATTTCCCGATCGTCAACCGTGACCAGCCAAACAGCGAAGCGCTGGCGGCAGATCTTATCGTCAGCCAGAAGCGTATCGGCAACCTCCCGGCCGTTCGCGCGCCGTTCTTCCCGGCGAATGCTATGCTGATCACCCGCCTGGATAACCTGTCTATTTACTGGCAATCAGGCTCCCGCCGCCGTTCGGTCATCGACAATCCGAAGCGTGACCGCGTGGAGAACTTCGAGTCCGTTAACGAGGCGTATGTTGTCGAAGATTACGACGGCGTTTGCCTAGTTGAGAACATCGAGCTGTTGCCCGTGCAGGCAGGTGGCAATGCCAGCCCAGCGCTGACAACTGAAACCATCCAGGAAATCGTCACGGCAGCGGTGAAAGGCGCGCTTGATGCGCAGGCAGCTGGCGGTGCTGGCGCCGGAGCGTGATAAATGAATCCGTTCCGTGCTCACACTCAGTATGTACAGGCACAGGATGCCGCCCGGCAGGGCGGCAGTAATGCCAGCCTGACGGGCTACAACCAGATGCTGTTACAGCTGACAGAACACCGCAGGCGCCTTAAAACCGTCCAGTCAAATGAGCGCAAGGCTCAGCTCAAACGTGAGTTTCTTCCCGCTTATGCCTCATGGATTGCCGGTTTACTGGATGCTGACGCGTCAGGCCAGGACGACGTGGCGATGTACGTCATGATCTGGCGCATTGATGCCGGAGAATATGCCGGCGCGCTGGACATTGCCCGCCATGCCATTAAACACGGCTGGGTCCTGCCGCAGCGATTCAACCGGACCTGCGGGACCGCTGTTGCGGAAGAGTTTGCCGATGCGGCAATGCGCGCTTTTTCTGCCGGTGAATCATTCAGTGCCGCCATTCTTACCCAGGTGCTCGATATCGTTGAAGGTCAGGATATGCCGGATCAGTCCCGCGCCCGACTTCATAAGGCGATGGGCTACGCGCTGCGGGATAACGATCAGGCAGTGGCGGCACTTAACCATCTGAAGCGTGCCCTGCAGCTGGATAACAGTTCTGGCGTCAAAACCGAAATCAACAAGCTTGAAAGCCGATTGCGACAGGCAATGTCGGCTTAACGAATCGTGCCAACGCGCGGGGCGGCACGGGGTGGCGACAGGCTTTATGCCGCGTCAAAACCCCGTCCACCGCCCAACTATTTGGGAGTGCCAGAAATATGCAATTCGTTTCGCCGGAACAGGCCGGGGAAAGTACCCAGGACGTTATTAAAAACACCAGTTTCTGGCCTGATGTCAGGGTTTCAGAGTTCCGCCGTGATATGCGCATGGATGGGAGTGTCACCGATCCGCGCCTGCGTCTGGCGTTGCTGACAGCGATTGCTGAAGTTAACGCCGATCTTTATGAGTTCCGCGAGAAACAACGGGCGCAGGGGTATGCGAGCCTGGCCGACATCCCTGCAGATGTGATCGACGGCGAAAGCCAGCGGCTCATGCTGTATCGCCGTGCGGTGTTTTGCTGGGCAAAAGCAAACCTGGTTGAGCGCTATCGCGATTTTGACGCAACCGGCGACGGAAGCAAGAAAGCTGAAGATATCGAAACAACCTTAGGCGAGCTGTGGCGCGATGTGCGCTGGGCGGAGTCCCGCCTGCGCGATATGCCGCATATGACGGTGGAGCTGATTTGATGAAAGTGCGTGCGCATCAGTATGACACGGTGGACGCACTCTGCTGGCGCCATTACGGGCGCACGCAGGGAGTCACTGAACAGGTGCTGCAGGCGAATCCGGGGCTGGCTGAATATGGCCCCTTTTTACCGCACGGGCTGCAGGTGGAGCTGCCGGACATTACGGCGTCAACCACTGCGCAGACTGTCCAGTTATGGGACTGAACTATGACGCTTGAACGAATCAGCGCCTTTATCACTTACTGCGTTGCCCTGCTTCTGGCATGGCTCGGTGATTTGTCTCTTAAAGATGTATCGACCATCACCGGTCTTGCGCTGGGGATTATTACGGCAGCGGTGACCTGTTATTTACGCTGGAAAGCCTACCAGCTGCTGCGGGACGGCAGAATATCCAGGGGGGAATATGAGTCCTTCAATCGTTAAGCGTTGCCTGGTCGGCGCGGTGCTGGCGATTGCCGCCACGCTGCCGGGCTTTCAGTCGCTTCATACCTCCGTCGAGGGGCTGAAACTGATTGCTGACTTCGAAGGGTGCCGCCTGCAGCCATACCAGTGCAGCGCCGGGGTCTGGACTGACGGGATCGGCAATACGTCCGGGGTAGTGCCGGGCAAAACCATAACGGAGCGACAGGCCGCGCAGGGGCTGATTAATAATGTGTTGCTGACGGAAAAAAGGATTGAAGCCTGCCTGCAGGTTAAGCCACCTCAGCATGTTTACGATGCCCTGATCAGTATCGGCTTTAATGTCGGAACGGGGGCAATCTGCCGGTCAACAATGGTTTCTTACATCAATCGCCAGCAATGGTGGCAGGCGTGCAACCAGCTCCCCCGCTGGATTTATGTAAATGGTCAACGGAATAAAGGGCTGGAAAACAGGCGCGCCCGTGAGCTTGCCTGGTGTCTTAAAGGGGCTGGGGCATGACGCGCGCGCTGGCGGTGATCCTGGCTCTGGTGCTGGCATTGCTGGGCTGGCAGTCATGGCGGCTTAACAATGCCGGTCACACCATCGGGACGCAGGCTGAGGCGCTTAAAAATAACAAGCAGGAGCTGGCGAAGAAAAACAGTCAGCTCATCAGCCTGTCCATTCTTACTGAAACCAACAGCCGGGCGCAGATGCAACTTTATGCTGCAGCGGAGGAGACTTCCGCGCTGTTGCGGAGTCGCCAGCGCCGGATCGAGGAGCTAAAACGTGAAAACGAGGATTTACGCCGCTGGGCTGACACTCCTTTGCCTGCTGACATTATCCGGCTGCGGGAGCGCCCGGCCCTCGCCGGAGGTGCAGCTTACCGTGAGTGGTTGTCCAAAAGTGACGCAATGCCGCCTGGACAGGTCAGCGCCGCGCAGTAATGGGAATTTGAACCAGGTGCTGGATGAGACTGAGGCCGCCTGGGCGGTATGTGCCGACAAAGTGGACACGATCATAGCGTGTCAGGAGCGAGACAGTGAACAAGCCGCAGTCCTTACGCAACGCCCTGAATAAATCGGTGGCGTATGTCCGTGACAACCCGGACAAGCTGCACCTTTTTGTTGATAACGGTTCGCTGGTCGCAACCGGCGCCCGTTCAATGTCATGGGAATATCGCTACACCCTGAACGTGGTGATTGAAGATTTTAGCGGCAACCAGAATTTAGTAATGGCGCCCGTTCTGCTCTGGTTAATGACCAATCAACCGGACGCCATCAACAACCCGGAGTTGCGCGAAAAACTTTTTACCTTTGACGTCGATATCCTGAGCAACGATCTGTGTGATCTCAGCCTCAATCTGCAGCTCACGGAGCGCGTGATTGTCAGCACAGACGGCACCGTATCGAGCGTAGAAGCGGTGCCGGAACCCGACGTACCCGACGAAATGTGGACGGTGAAACGTGGATGACCTGCAGAGGGTGGATGACTGGCTGGCGGCCCTGCTGGCGAATCTGGAACCGGCAGCCCGCAACCGTATGATGCGACAACTGGCGCAGGAGCTGCGCCGGTCGCAACAGCAAAACATCAGGCTGCAGCGCAATCCAGACGGCACCGCCTTTGAGGCGCGCCGGGTGACGGCCAGAAGTAAAAAGGGGCGCATCAAGCGCCAGATGTTCGCCAAATTGCGCACCACTAAATACCTGAAAACCGCAGCCACTGCGGACTCTGCCAGTGTGCAGTTTGATGGGAAAGTCCAGCGCATCGCCCGTGTTCACCATTACGGTCTGCGTGATCGAGTCAGACGCAACGGCCCGGAGGCCCGGTACCCGGCACGCCGTCTTTTGGGCGTGAATGATGAGGTTGAAACCATCACCCGTGACACGCTGTTGCGCTGGCTGTCGGAGTGAAATTTGTGTCACCGACGGCACAAAACCCAACGCTGCCTCCCTTTTCCCTCTGATGGCAACCTTTCGTTATGAACGCACAACTAACCGAAATCATGCGCCTTATCACCAACCTGATCCGCACCGGCACCGTAACCGAAGTGGACCGGGAAAACTGGCTGTGCCGGGTGAAAGTGGGTGAGCTTGAAACCAACTGGATTAACTGGCTGACACTGCGCGCTGGCGGTGCCCGTACATGGTGGTGTCCGTCGCCGGATGAGCAGGTGGTGGTGTTGAGTATGGGCGGCAATCTGGAAACCGCTTTTGCCTTACCTGCGATCTATTCCAACCAGTTCGCGCCGCCGTCGGACTCAGTGGACGGCTGCGTAACGGAATACCCGGACGGTGGATGGTTTGAATATGAACCCGCGACCGGCCGCTGGCATGTACGGGGTATCAAATCCATGGTGATCGAGGCGGCAGATAACATAACCCTGAAAACGGGGGAGTTTGTGGTGGAAGCAAGCAACACGCGCATAAACAGCGAAGTGGTGATAAATGGTGGCGTCACCCAGGGCGGCGGCGCCATGAGCTCTAACGGGATCGTAGTCGATAAACACGGTCATACCGGCGTTAAGTCCGGCGGCGATACATCGGGAGGTCCTGTATGACGCTGTATATCGGTATGAATCAGGACAATGGCAAAGCCATTTCTGATGCGGACCATTTGCGGCAGTCGGTCAGGGATATTTTGCTGACTCCTCAGGGAAGCCGTATAGCCCGCCGGGAATATGGTTCCCTGCTTTCAGCATTGATTGACCAGCCACAGAACCCGGCGCTGCGCCTGCAGATTATGGCGGCTGTTTACGTATCGCTGAGTCGCTGGGAGCCTCGGCTTATGCTGGATTCCATCACCATCAACAGCAGCTTTGACGGCTCGATGGTGGTTGAGCTAACCGGGAAGCGCAATAACGGCGCGCCTGTTTCTCTTTCGGTATCAACAGGAGCAGACAATGGCAGTCATTGACCTTTCCCAGCTCCCCGCGCCGCAAATCATTGACGTGCCGGACTTTGAATCCCTGCTGGCTAAGCGTAAGGCCGCCTTTGTGGCCCTGTATCCGGCAGATGAACAGGACGCGGTGCGACGCACGCTTGAGCTGGAATCTGAACCCATCACCAAACAACTGCAGGAAAACACGTACCGGGAAATCCTGCTGCGCCAGCGTATCAACGAGGCGGCGCAGGCGGTCATGGTGGCTTATGCCATGGGCGGCGATCTCGATCAGCTGGCGGCCAACTACAACGTTAAGCGGCTGACGGTTACACCTGCCGATAACGACGCGGTGCCGCCGGTCGCAGCGGTAATGGAAAGTGACGAGGCGTTGCGCCTGCGTGTTCCTGCTGCATTTGAGGGGCTGTCCGTTGCGGGACCAACAGCGGCTTATGAGTTTCACGCTAAAAGCACGGACGGGCGAGTCGCTGACGCCAGCGCAACCAGCCCGGCACCGGCGGAGGTTGTGCTTACCGTACTGAGCCGTGAGGGCGACGGAACGGCAGCGGCGGACCTGCTGGCGGTGGTTGAACAGGCGCTTAACAGTGAGAACGTGCGGCCGGTTGCTGACCGTCTGACGGTGCGCAGCGCTGAAATTATTCCGTACAGCGTGGATGCAACGATCTTTCTTTACCCGGGGCCGGAAGCTGAGCCAGTGATGGCGGCGGCAAAAGCCAGTCTGCAGAAGTACATCGCCAGTCAGACGCGGCTGGGCCGTGATATCCGTCGCAGCGCGATTTATGCCGCGTTGCATGTAGAAGGTGTCCAGCGTGTGGAGCTGGCCTCCCCGCTGGATGATGTGGTGCTGGATAAGACGCAGGCGGCATCCTGTACGGAATGGAGCGTAACCAACGGGGGCACGGATGAATAGCCTGCTGCCGCCCGGTTCATCGCCGCTTGAACGCCGACTGGCGCAGACCTGCAGCGGGATTTCCGATCTGCAGGTGCCGCTGCGCGACTTGTGGAACCCGGCAACATGCCCGGTCAAGTTTCTGCCGTATCTGGCGTGGGCCTTTTCGGTTGATCGCTGGAACGAAGGATGGGCGGAGAGCGTGAAGCGCCGTGTGGTGCAGGATGCGTTCTATATCCATCAGCACAAGGGCACGACCAGCGCTGTGCGGCGTGTGGTGGAGCCGTTCGGCTTTCTGATCCGCATCATTGAATGGTGGAAGACCGGTGAGGCGCCGGGCACGTTTCGCCTGGATATTGGGGTACAGGACCAGGGCATAACAGAGGAAACCTATCTGGAGCTGGAGCGTCTGATCGGTGACGCCAAACCCTGCAGCAGGCATCTGATCGGAATGTCCATAAATCTGCAGACGAGCGGGCCATATTTTGTGGGGGCTGCCACTTACAGCGGCGAAGAAATCACGATTTACCCGTATATCAACGAAACCATCATTTCCGGTGGTTCTGCCTACGAGGGCGGCGCCGTCCATGTTATTGACACAATGAGAGTGAATCCATGAGCGCAAAATTTTATACCCTGCTGACGGATATCGGCGCGGCGAAACTGGCAAGCGCCGCCGCGCTCGGTATGCCTTTGAAAATAACCCAGATGGCTGTGGGTGACGGTGGCGGCGTGCTACCGACGCCCAGCGCGCAGCAGACAGCGCTGGTTGCTGAAAAGCGCCGGGCGGCATTGAATATGCTGTATATCGATCCGCAGAACAGCAGCCAGATTATTGCTGAACAGGTGATCCCCGAAACCGAGGGTGGTTGGTGGATTCGTGAAGTCGGGCTGTTCGACGATACCGGCGCACTGATTGCCGTCGGCAACTGCCCTGAGAGCTACAAGCCGCAGCTGGCGGAGGGGAGCGGACGTACACAGACCGTGCGCATGGTGCTGATTACCAGCAGTACCGATAATATCACCCTGAAAATTGACCCTGCAGTGGTGCTGGCAACCCGCAAATATGTGGATGACAAAGTGTTGGAGCTAAAGGTGTATGTGGATGAGCTGATGGCAAAGCATATCGCCGCCGCTGATCCGCACACGCAATACGCGCCGAAAGAAAGCCCGACGCTTACAGGCACGCCAAAAGCGCCCACTGCGCCAGCCGGAACCAATACCACACAGATTGCCAGCACAGCGTTTGTGCAGGCGGTGGTCACTGCGCTAAATAACGCGCTGGCGCTGAAAGCTCCACTGGCAAGCCCGGCTCTGACCGGAACACCAACGGCACCCACTGCTGCGCAGACAGTCAACAATACGCAGGTTGCCACCACGGCATTTGTGAAATCAGCTATTGCGGCACTGGTGGCGTCATCCCCGGCGGCGCTGGACACACTGAATGAGCTGGCGGAAGCGCTGGGTAATGATCCTAACTTTGCCACTACCATGACAAATGCGTTAGCAGGCAAACAGCCACTGGATGCCACGCTGACAAGCCTCAGTGGCAAAAGTATTTCAGGCCTTCTCCAGTACCTTGGTTTAAAAGAAACCCTGAACCCATCAAAGCGCGTAAGCATTGGGTCATTAGGGACGGGGTTATTTGATGGTTCGAAACCTGCGATCAATATCGGTGATTCAGATAGTGGTTTTATCTTTGAGTCAGACGGTGTAATTGGCATTTACGCAAACAATCAAAAAATTGCTGAATTAACAAATACTGGCATTAAGTCTATCGGCCAAATGACAATTTTATCAGGAGCGTTAATTCTTGAGAATGACACCTATTTTTTACAGCACTCTTCAGCGGATAACGCAGGGTTTTCAGGGAATAATATTGAACTCGGCTCATGGAATGGTATCGGATTCCCGTGTACTTATGATCAGATTACACGCATCTATCTTAATACCCGTACCGGGGAAATTGGGCTAACAGGGGACTTAAAGGCAGGCGGGAATGTCTATAGTGGCTCCAATGCCTGGCTAGACCAGACCGGAAATCTTCAGGGGAGTGCGTGGGGGAGTGGTGGTCTGAAGCAGTACATGTCTAATGGATTTAACAAAAAAAACACAACGAGCCTCGCTGTGAATGGCTGGCATAAAGATGAGAGTACAGGGATTATTACTCAGTGGGGTTCTGGAAACACAACAACAATCGGTGCTAATGTGACATTCCCTATACCATTCCCGAACGTATGTACATCAATTACATCAAACGAACGTAATAATAATATCACTCCGGTGATTATTAATTTCTCTGGAGTTGGGAAAACCGGTTTTACAGTGCAGGCATGGAATAACAATGCCGCAAGGGTTGACTCTTCCATCAGTTGGGTTGCAACAGGATACTAATATGTACGCATATTCAAACGGTTTTTTTTACCCATTATCAATGCAGGATGATTATGAGGCCGCTAAATCTTGGCCCGATTCATTTGTTGAGGTCAGCGAAGATGTATATCTTAAATTCACGGCCAACCCACCACAGGGGAAAATGCGAGGTACTGATGTCGAAGGAATGCCTTGCTGGGTAGATGTACCTCCACCAACCAGGGAAGAGCTTATACAGGCCCTCCAAATTGAGCGCCAGCAACTCCTTACTCAAGCTGATGATGTAATGCGTGACTGGAGAACTGAGCTGATGCTCGATGAAATCAGCGAAACAGACAAGTCAAAATTATCAGCCTGGATGGCTTATAAGAATGAGGTTAAGTCGGTTGATGTGCTAACAGCCCCTGATAAGGTTGTCTGGCCTGCCTCCCCAGAGGTTTAAACCATCCGGGTTTTGCTGTATCAACGCGCATCAGCAATGCCCGGTATTTTTCCATCTAAGAAACATCGTCTTTCGTTGCACCCTCCCCGCTTCAGTTAGAAACGAACCTTTCAAAGAATTTAAATGCGCTGCTAACCATCATTTTTTGTCAATATCAATTGTGCTATTCACCACACATAGCCCACTACGTGCGCCGCGTGCATATCAACCAGAACATAGGCATACCCCCTGTAAACCGGAGAGACTGCCTTATGGCTCAGGATTACCACCACGGGGTGCGCGTTGTTGAAATCAACGAGGGCACCCGATCCATTACCACAGTGAGCACCGCCATCGTGGGCATGGTCTGCACCGGCGATGATGCTGATGCTTCCATGTTTCCCCTCAATAAGCCGGTCCTGCTGACCGATGTGCTGACTGCCAGCGGTAAAGCGGGCGAGTCCGGCACGCTGGCCCGTTCGCTGGATGCGATTGCAGACCAGGCTAAACCCGTGACCGTCGTTGTGCGCGTAGCACAGGGTGAAACCGAAGCGGAAACAACCTCCAACATTATCGGCGGCGTAACTGCTGACGGTAAAAAAACGGGTATGAAAGCGCTGCTTTCGGCGCAGTCGCAGCTGGGCGTCAAGCCGCGCATTCTCGGCGTGCCGGGGCATGACACGCAGGCGGTTGCCACTGAGCTGCTGAGCGTGGCGCAGAGCCTGCGCGGGTTTGCCTACCTGTCCGCCTATGGCTGCAAAACGGTGGAAGAAGCAATTGCCTACCGTGACAATTTCAGCCAGCGCGAGGGGATGCTGATCTGGCCTGACTTCATCAACTTTGACACCGTGCTGAATGCAGACGCGACCGCTTACGCCTCCGCCCGTGCGCTCGGCCTGCGTGCCAAAATTGACGAGCAGACCGGCTGGCACAAAACCCTTTCTAACGTTGGCGTGAACGGCGTCACCGGCATTTCCGCTGATGTGTTCTGGGATCTGCAGGACCCGGCAACCGATGCGGGACTGCTGAACCAGAACGACGTCACCACGCTTATCCGCAAAGATGGCTTCCGCTTCTGGGGTTCCCGCTGCCTCAGTGACGATCCGCTATTTGCCTTTGAGAACTACACCCGCACGGCGCAGGTGCTGGCTGACACCATCGCAGAAGCGCACATGTGGGCGGTAGATGGCGTGCTCAACCCGTCGCTGGCTCGTGACATTATCGAAGGTATCCGCGCCAAGCTGCGCAGCCTGAAAACGCAGGGCTACATCATCGGTGCAGACTGCTGGCTGGATGAGTCGGTGAACGATAAAGACTCCCTGAAAGCCGGGAAACTCACTATCGACTACGACTACACGCCGGTGCCGCCGCTTGAAAACCTGATGCTGCGCCAGCGCATCACCGATCAGTACCTGCTGGATTTCTCCAGCCAGGTCAGCGCGTAAGGGGAAATCATGGCTTTACCACGTAAGTTAAAACACCTGAACCTGTTCAACGACGGGAACAACTGGCAGGGGATCGTTGAGTCTCTGACCCTGCCGAAATTCACCCGCAAGTTTGAGAAGTATCGCGGCGGCGGTATGCCGGGCGCGGTGGACGTGGATATGGGGCTGGATGACGGCGCACTGGACACGGAATTTTCAATCGGCGGCACCGAACTGCTGTTATTCAAGCAGATGGGCAAGGCAACCGTTGACGGCATCCAGCTGCGTTTCACCGGCTCCATTCAGCGTGACGATACCGGCGAAGTGCAGGCTGTTGAGCTGGTTGTGCGCGGGCGTCATAAAGAAGTGGATTCCGGCGAGTGGAAAACTGGCGAGAGCAGCACCACCAAGGTCAGCAGCACCAACAGCTACGCGAAGCTGACTATTAACGGCGAGGTGCTCTATGAGGTCGATCTGGTCAACATGGTTGAAATCGTTGACGGCGTGGACCTGATGGAAGAACACCGTAACGCCCTCGGCCTCTGATTAACCTTAACGGTGCGGGCAGCCGCGCCAGTATTTCATTAACAGGAAACGAACATGAGCGATAAGCTGACTGAAAAGACCGTAAAACTGGATACCCCCATCATGCGCGGTAAAGCTGAAATTACCGAAATTGTGCTGCGTAAGCCGCAGTCCGGCGCACTGCGTGGCACCCGTCTGCAAGCCATTATGGATATGGACGTGGGTGCGATGATGACCGTGATCCCGCGAATCTCCACCCCGACGCTGACCGCGCAGGAAATGGCAGAGCTGGACCCCGCCGATCTGACAGCAATGGCTGTAGAGGTGGTTACTTTTTTGTTGCCGAAGTCGGTGCTTGCCGATTTGCCGACAACCTGACGGTTGATGATCTGGTGGCAGATATTGCCACCATCTTTCACTGGTCGCCGTCCATCACTGACGTTATGCCGCTGACTGATGTGCTGGAGTGGCGGCATAAGGCAATTCAGAGAAGCGGGGCCAGCGATGAGTGATAATAACCTGCGACTGCAGGTAGTTCTGGGGGCGGTGGATAAGTTAACCCACCCATTTAAAAATGCACAGGCTGGCTCTAAGGAGCTGGCATCAGCTATTCGACAAACCCGCGATCAGATTAAAAAGCTGAGTGATGCTGGAGGTCAGCTTAAATCTTTCGATCAGCTAACTCAAAGTGTTAGCCGTACTGGTGCCGAACTGGATCAGGCGAGGCTACGCGCTCAAATGATGACGCGCGAAATGTCTTCTTTGGAATCCCCGACAAAAAAACAAACGCAGGCGCTTGAAGCTCAGTGGCGTGCTGTTTCACGTCTTGAACAAAAACAGCAACAGGAAACTCGCCAGATGGCGGCAGCCAGGGCTGAGCTTTATCGGCTGGGGTTATCTGCTGGGGGCGGAGCGCGTGAGACGGCACGGATTGCACAAGAAACTGAGCGGTATAACCGACAGTTGGCTGAGCAGGAGCGCAGGCTGCGTGAAGTTGGCGAGCGTCAGCGAAAGCTCAACGCCATCAAAGCCAGGGCTGAAAAGACCCGCGAGTTAAGGAACTCTCTGGCAGGTAATGGTGCAGGGGCGATGGCGGCTGGGGTAACTACTGGCATGACGTTGCTGGCTCCAGTAAAAGCCTATTCAGAATCAGAAAATGCAGCGAATCAGCTCGCCGGTTCAATGATGGGGCCGGGCGGAAAGGTAGCGCCTGAATTTGAAAAAATTAACCGGCTTGCAGTTGCTTTGGGCGATAAGCTGCCGGGAACAACAGCCGACTTTCAGAACATGATGACTATGCTACGCCGTCAGGGTATGTCGGCGCAGGTCATCCTGGGCGGCTTGGGAGAGTCAGCAGCTTATCTTGGCGTGCAGTTACAGATGGCTCCCACTGCAGCAGCTGAGTTTGCGGCTAAGTTACAAGATGCTACCCAGACCTCCGAAAAAGACATGATGAATCTGATGGATGTGATCCAGAAAGGATTCTACGCAGGGGTAGATTCAGGAAATATGCTGCAGGGGTTCTCAAAAATCAGCAGTGCGATGGATATTATTCATAAAAAGGGATTGGACGCGGCTAAGACATTTGCTCCTCTATTAGTTATGGCTGATCAGGCTGGTATGGCTGGAGAGTCAGCTGGTAATGCCTACCGAAAAGTATTTCAGTCCGTCATGAATACGGAAAAAGTGAAGGATGCTAATGATGAACTAAAAGGCACCGGTGTTAAGTTCGATTTTACGGATGGCAAGGGGGAGTTTGGCGGGCTGGAGAAAATGTACACGCAGTTAGCTCAACTCCAAAAGCTTAATACTGAGAAAAGGTTAGCTACTCTAAAAGGTATTTTTGGGGATGATGCGGAAACGCTGCAGGTGCTAAATATTATGATTACCAAAGGCATCTCAGGGTATCGAGAAACGGCTTCAAAGCTACAAAATCAGGCTTCTCTGCGCGAGCGTGTTGATGCCTCCTTGAATACTCTTGGTAATAAATGGGAAGCCGCTACAGGTTCCTTTACCAATGCTATGGCTAGTATCGGTGAAACAGTCGCCCCTGCATTAAAGAAGCTGGCTGACTGGTTGGGTGAACTGGCTTCGCGTCTGGATGGTTTTGTTAAACGACACCCACAATTGACCTCTGCGCTGTTTAAGCTGGCAGCTGGCTTTGCGATTGTTGCTACCGCCGCTGGGGTTGTTTCACTGGCGCTGGCGTCCGTGTTAGGACCGATGGCAGTAGTGCGAATGAGCGCAGGGGTGATGGGGCTAAAATTTTCATCTGCATTTGGTCTTATTGGGAAAGCAATCAGTTCTGTTGGCAAGTCAGTTATATGGCTGGGCCGATTGATGTTTGCAAATCCTATACTGGCTGTCATTGGGTTGATCGCCGCTGGTGCTATTTATATCTGGCAGAATTGGGACACGCTTGGGCCAAAGTTCAAGGCCATGTGGGATGCCGTATGTAATGCCACAGGTACGGCATGGGATTGGATTAAAGAAAAGGCCAGCGCCGCATGGGAGGGGATTAAATCACTGTTCTTTAATTATACCTTGCCGGGATTAATAGCTAAAAATTGGGATGCAATAAAATCTGGCGTTTCTGAGGCGTGGGCTAATATCAGGCAATCTATTAGTGATAAATGGAATTCGATCCTGGCTGATGTTGCCGCGCTTCCTGCGAAGTTTCAGGACATGGGCAGCGCCATTATTGACAGTATTCTTAATGGAATTAATGCCAAATGGGAGACACTAAAAAGCAAGCTTTCCTCAGTCACCGATTATCTGCCTGACTGGATGACCGGAAATAATAAAACACAAGGCAAAGCACAGGTGCAGGTGGTTGGTGGAGCAGCGGCTGCTGCGGTTCCGTTTGCTGGCATGTATGACAGCGGTGGCACGATCCCGCGTGGTCAGTTTGGCATCGTTGGGGAGAACGGCCCCGAAATAGTGAACGGTCCCGCAAATGTGACCAGCAGACGGCGCACTGCTGCGCTGGCTTCCGTCGTTGCAGGCGTTATGGGCGTAGCGGCAGCGCCTGCAGAGGCTGCTCCACTACATCCTTACAGTCTGCCTACTGTGGCATATAAACAAAGCCAGCCAGCGAAATCAGCCAGCGCGCCGCCTGTGATGCACTTTGAAACTCACGCGCCGATCACTATCTATGCTCAGCCAGGACAAAGTGCGCAGGATATTGCGCGGGAGGTGGCACGCCAGCTTGATGAACGTGAACGCAGGCTGAAGGCAAAAGCTAGGAGTAACTACAGCGATCAAGGGGGATACGACGCATGATGATGGTGCTTGGATTGTACGTGTTTATGCTGCGCACCGTGCCGTATCAGGAACTGCAGTATCAGCGCAGCTGGCGACATGCGGCTAACAGCCGGGTAAATCGTCGTCCGTCCACGCAGTTTCTGGGACCGGACAACGACATGCTGACGCTTTCTGGTGTTCTTATGCCGGAGATAACAGGCGGCAGGCTGTCGTTGCTGGCACTGGAGCAGATGGCAGAACAGGGGAAAGCATGGCCTCTGATTGAAGGCAGCGGCACGATTTACGGCATGTATGTGATTGAGGGACTGAATCAGACTAAAACGGAGTTTTTCCGCGACGGTATGCCGCGCCGGATTGAGTTCACCCTGTCGCTCAAACGGGTGGATGAATCCCTGTCCGATATGTTCGGTGATCTCAGTGCGCAACTGAATAATCTGCAGGAAACGGCAACATCTGCTTTAAGCGATATCAGTAAAACGGTGGGGGGGCTGCTGTCGTGAATTTCAGCTCTGAACTGCTTAACAAGGGCAACAAAACTCCCGCATTCAGCATCAGTATTGAGGGCAGGGATATCACTACTGTCCTGGATAATCGCCTGATGAGTCTGACGCTGACGGACAATCGGGGCTTTGAAGCGGACCAGCTTGATCTGGAGCTGGACGACGCCGACGGAAAAATCGTGCTGCCGCGCCGTGGTGCGGTCATTACGCTGGCGCTGGGCTGGAAGGGGCAGCCGCTTTTCCCGAAAGGGGCATTCACGGTGGACGAGATTGAACACACTGGCGCACCGGACCGCCTGACTATCCGGGCGCGAAGTGCTGATTTTCGGGAAACGCTGAATACCCGCCGTGAAAAATCGTGGCACAAGACCACGGTTGGGGAAGTGGTGAAGGAAATAGCTGCGCGTCACAAACTGAAGATGGCACTGGGTAAAGACCTGTCGGATAAACCCGTGGATCATATAGACCAGACTAATGAGAGTGACGGCAGTTTTCTGATGCGGTTGGCGCGCCAGTACGGTGCTATTGCGTCGGTGAAAAATGGCAATCTGTTATTCATCCGACAGGGACAGGGCAAAAGCGCCACTGGTAAACCACTGCCGGTGATCACTATCACACGCAAGGACGGCGACAGTCACCGATTTACCCTGGCAGATCGCGGAGCCTACACGGGCGTAATTGCCAGCTGGTTGCATACCCGCGAACCTGCGAAGAAAGAAAGCACCACGGTGAAGCGTAAGCGCAGAACTAAGAAGCAGAAGAAAGAGCCGGAAGCGAAGCAGGGCGATTACCTGGTGGGTACGGATGAAAACGTGCTGGTACTTAATCGCACTTATGCCAACCGGAGCAACGCCGAACGGGCAGCGAAAATGCAGTGGGAACGCCTGCAACGCGGTGTTGCGTCATTCTCGCTACAACTGGCGGAAGGGCGGGCAGATCTCTACACGGAAATGCCAGTGAAAGTCAGTGGCTTTAAACAGCCGATAGATGATGCGGAATGGACTATTACCACCCTGACGCATACTGTCAGCCCGGATAACGGTTTTACGACCAGTCTGGAGCTTGAAGTGAAGATTGATGATTTCGAAATGGAATGATTCTTCGCAATGGAGAACTTTTAAGTTTTCAAAATGGAATAATGCGGTATCATTATTGTGAATTTAGCAAAAATGGGGAGAACTCGAAAAATGATGATTTGCCCACTGTGTGGAAGTGCCGCCCATACTCGCAGCAGTTTTCAGGTATCTTCATTGACCAAAGAGCGTTACAACCAGTGCCAGAACATTAACTGCAGCCATACTTTTGTTACCCATGAAACTTTTGTTCGTTCGATTGCAACGCCAAAAGAGTCAAATCCGGTTCAGCCGCATCCAATGAAATCAGGACAGGTGGCGCTCTCTCTTTGACGCTGCCGCCAATTTGTCGCCATCATTAAAAAACAGTGCTTCTAACATCATGATTTTAAAAGGCATAAATTTCAGACAACAAAAAACCCATCAACCTTGAACCAAAACGGCGGGGTTGATGGGCTCCACAAATTGGGGACATCAAAGAAAAGCAGTGGCACTAGTTATGACTGCCCCTTGATAAAAAAGTTCTGCGCGTAACGAAAATATTTTCCGCCACGCGCATTCTTAGGAGTTATCCGAGTCCGGGCCAGATGATGATAATCAGCGTACCCGCCAGCGTCAGCAGCACGTTAGCGATAGCATAGGTGCCCGCATACCCCAGCGCCGGGATGTTGCTGCGCGCGGTGTCGCTGATGATTTCCATAGCAGGCGCACAGGTACGCGCCCCCATCATCGCCCCGAAGAGCAGGGCGCGGTTCATGCGCAGCACGTAGGCGCCGAACAGGAAACAGATCACCACCGGCACCAGGCTGACGATTAGTCCGGAAACCAACATCTGCCAGCCAACGGCACCCAGGCTGTGGCCAATGCCGCTTCCCGCGCTTAAGCCCACGCCCGCCATAAAGACCATCAGACCGAACTCTTTCACCATGTTCAGCGCGCCCTGCGGAATGTAGCCGAAGGTCGGGTGGTTCGCTCGCAGGAAGCCCAGCATGATCCCGGCGAACAGCAGCCCGGCGGCGTTACCGATGCCGAAGCTAAAGTTGCTGAACTGGAAGGTGATCATCCCGATCATCAGGCCAACGATAAAGAAGGCGCAGAAGGCCAGCAGGTCGGTGACCTGGCTGTGAATGGAGATAAAGCCGATGCGGTCGGCCACGGTTTTCACGCGGCGGGCGTCGCCGCTGACCTGCAGCACGTCGCCTTTGTTGAGCACCACGTTGTCGTCGATAGGCATCTCAATCTGGCTGCGGATCACGCGGTTGAGGAAGCAGCCGTGGTCGGTCAGCTTCAGCTGCGCCAGGCGGCGGCCAACGGCGTTATGGTTTTTCACCACGATCTCTTCGGTGACGATGCGCATGTCGAGCAGGTCGCGGTCGAACACCTCTTTGCCGTTACGGAAGCTCGGGTCGAGACGGGCGTGGGCGTCCGGGTAACCGACCAGCGCGATGTCGTCGCCCATCTGCAGCACCGCGTCGCCGTCCGGGTTCGCCAGAATGCCGTTACGGCGGATACGTTCGATGTAGCAGCCCGTCTGGCGGTAAATCCCCAGTTCGCGCAGGTTTTTGCCGTCTGCCCACGCCACCAGCTCTGGCCCGACTCGGTAGGCGCGGATCACCGGGAGATAAACTTTACGTTTGGAGTCGGTATCCAGACCGCGCTCGCGGGCGATTTGCTGGGCGCTGGTCTGCAGATCCTGATGCTGCAGTTTTGGCAGATAGCGTGCGCCAACGATCAGGCTCACCAGACCAATCAGATAGGTCAGGGCATAGCCCAGGCTCAGGTGGTCGAGGGCGGTGGAGAGCTGTTCCCCGGCCATACCGGAGTGGCGCAGGGTATCACCGGCACCCACCAGCACCGGAGTGGAGGTCATCGAGCCTGCCAGCATACCGGCCGTTAGCCCGATATCCCAGCCAAACAGTTTACCCAGCCCTAACGCGATCAGCAGCGCGCTGCCGACCATCACCAGCGCCAGCATCAGATAATTTTTGCCGTCGCGGAAGAAAATGGAAAAAAAGTTAGGTCCCGCTTCCACGCCAACACAAAAAATAAACAGCATAAAACCTAAGTTGAGCGCGTCCGTGTTAATGCTGAAGTGCTGCTGGCCTAATAATAAGGAGACGACTAAAACGCCAATGGAATTACCGAGTTGAACCGAACCCAGGCGCAATTTACCCAGGCAAAGACCCAGCGCCAGTACCACAAATAATAACAGGATGTAATTCCCATTTAACAAGTCTGCGACGTTTATATTCACGGAGGCTAACTTCTTGTTTACCAGTAAGTTGTTGAATGAAAGGACTTTTTGGGCTACTGTTTTTTGGGTCAGGGAAAAGCGTTAACGCTCCCTGTTTCCTGCTTTATTCCCTAAAACATTAGCTGGCGTGTAGTTTAATCGCATTAGCTACTGACAGCTACTGATTATCGCATCACCCTGTGCGTACTTTGGCAAGGATTGCCGCATTGCTTTATCTGACTGGGCGTCTACCCGACGAAAGTGTATTTGATAGAGATAAGTCAGGAGGATAGGTTGAATATGAAACGAAACTGGGCGGGGGTGATCAGCTGCTTTTTGCTGTTCACGGTCGTATGCATGTCGCTTGCTTTTAACGTGAAAGGGGCATTCAGGGCGTCGGGTCATCCGGAGCTCGGGTTGCTCTTTTTTACCCTGCCGGGGGCAGCTGCCAGTTTTCTCTCCCGTAAAGGGGAGGTGGTGAAGCCACTGCTGGGCGCCATGCTGGCCGCGCCGCTCTGTTTGCTGATGATGCGCTTGCTGTATATCTCTACGCGGAGTTTCTGGCAGGAGCTGGCGTGGTTGATGAGCGCTGTTTTCTGGTGCGCCCTTGGCGCGCTCTGCTACTTATTTGTGCGCAGTCTGCTTCATAACCGACGGCACCACAAATAA